CTAATAATTATTTAATGGTTTTTGAAACTTTATTTTTCTCAACTCAATATCTTTATTTAAACTATCAGCATGAGTAAATAAAGTTTTAGCTAATAATACATAAGTACCGTTATTTATAGTTTCATGATAATGAGATGGATTTAAACTGTTCGCAGAATAAGCTTGAATTGCCTTTATATTATTGTTGCTATTTAAATCATATAATACATACATCGGAATTAAATGATTATTACCATGCCATTTCCCTAAATTTTCATCTACACTGTCTTTATCGTCATTTATTACAGTCATAGTAAATATTACAGGGTCGTAACTTTTTGAGCCATTACTATACATCTCATAATTATTTTTTAAATAAAAGTATTCTGTGGTGTATGGAACAGAAGCAATCATATTGTTGGGCTTATTGTAGATAATAATTTCTTTATCGCTAGTTAAACCTACAAAGCCATTTTCATCGAATTTTGATATGGCTATTACAGGTTTATATCTTTTAATTAAAATTTGGTTAGCTTGTTCTAAAGGATTTTTTTCGTTACTAGGTATTATCATTTTATTAGAATCATCTATATATTTTGGAGAGTTATTTTCTTTATTGTTTAATTTGTTATCTCTATCAACTAAACCAGCAACAACTTTTTTCAGAGTTTCGTAATCAGTGCTTGGGATTATAGTTATAAATTCACCCATAGCATTGTTATGACTAATTTCAGAACCACCTCTTATTGGATATAAAGCTATTTCAAATATTTGTATTTTATTGGTCTTAAAATGTATCTTCATATGCATTAATCTTTTCTTTTGTTCGTTAGGAATATTTTGCAATATCCAACAATCTGCGATGTCATCACTAGCATCATATGTCAGTGTCTCGGTATCTACATATTCAGTTACTTCAGAATTAGAAAAAAACCAATACCAGCGTTTATCTAATTCTTTAGCAGAACATAAGCTAGTAATTAATAAAAAAATTAGTAGAATTAAAGGTAATATTTTTTTCATAATATGACTCCTAAGGAATTATGCAGATTGGGTTTGTTCTTCTTCAATAGACAATGTTTGTCTATATTGTTCTGCTACCATAGTTTTATTGAATTCTGCTGCTGGGTCAAATTTATAAACTAAATTTTCTAGGTCATCTATTGATATCTTGAAAAACTCTTTTCGATTATTTACCTTATTAACACGATTATTTTCTAATGCTTGATGTAAATCTGATTCTAATTGAACAGCGTCATTTGAAAAAATAAAACTATGCACATCAAATTTAAATGGAACGCTAGCACTACCAAGTTCATCAATACGTTCTTGAGGATCAAGACGTCTAGTCATCCCAATTTTAAATATATTATCACCAAATGATCCTAAATTACTTATAACATAAACATAACCGGCTTTACCATTTTGAAGATTAGTAATTTCTTCTTTCTTTTTATCTATGTCATTAAGCTGTGATTCTAATTCTTTAATTTTGGCTAATAATTGCTTAGTCTTTTCATCGTCTTCAGAAGTTTTTAGTTGTTCATTTATATTGGCAATCTCTGTTTCATATTTAGCCGCTTCTTGTTTCATTTGCTCTTCTTGCTCTTTTAATCGACGGCGTTCTTCTGCTTCTTGTCGCATTTGTTCTCGTAATGCAAGCTGTTCTTGTCTAGCTGCTTCTTTTTTTACATAATATTCATACTCTATTTTAACAGCATCTATAAATAAAATTTCTAATTCACCGATAAATTTAGTTAATGTTGATGATATAGTTTGGTTGCCACTTCTTGCAATATTTAAGTATTTATTAATTATTTCTCTAATGTTATTTAATGCTTCATCAAGTTTTTTATAATTCAGTGTATAAAGTACATTTTGAAGTTCTGAACGTAATGCAATTACCATTAATTGATAAATTGCTTGATTGGTTTTAGTGGTATATCTATTTGCATATTTTTCTAATAATTCGGTAATGATTTTTTCGTTGGATTTAAAAGCTGTATTTAATTCTTTATAATCCATGTTATGTAATTTTAAAATTACTGATGGTGCATAAGTGTTAATATCCTTAATTAATTCTGCTGGAAGAGTAATAGTACGGTCGTATGGTTCATGAGAAAATTCGAAATATTTTTTTAGACAACCATTGATGCTTTTTTGAATGGTATCTAATTTTTGTATTTTTTTTATGCGATTATTTTGCTTTTTCTCTAATTTATTTATTTCGTCTTTTAATCTATCAATTTCAGATAGATAGAAAGCTTTTTTGTCAATTTCGTTATTAATATTATTTAATTTTTCATTAGCTTGAGAATTAGCATTAGCTATTATCTCTTGAATTAATTTTTCCTTATGATTTATTTGGTTATTTAATTGTTCATTTTTTGACAATAAAGCTTCTATTTTACGTTTGCCTTCTAAATTGGCTTGTTCGATTATTGTATTTGCTTGTTTTTTAGCAGATTCTAATAATTCATTACTTTGCTTTTTTATATCTAGATAATTATTGGTAAGATACTTAAAAGCAGACCTCTTTTTAAATATGACTAAAATAAATGCTATAAAATTAAAAAATGGATTTTGTGTGCCAAATAATAGCATAATACCAATAAACCAATTCCGTAAAAACCATTTTTCCTTATAAATTTCTTTGAATTCAAATCCTTTATTATTCACATATAACAACTCCTTATTTTAAATATTAAATTACAATCTATAAGTTTTTAAGATGTATAAATTTTTTTGGAATACCTTGTGCTGTAGCTAGATTATAAATGCTATAATTGGAATTTTCTTGTAAGTAGATATCTGGTAGTAATAATTCAACCGCAAAGGTATTCGCAATTTTTTCTATTTTATCACTGTTAATACTCATGGTATATGTTTTTAACCATTGTGTGTTTTCTTTTGGGGTACAAAGTGCGTGTCCTAGTTCGTGGGCGCATACAAATTTTAATAAATTATCTGTAGTCTTTCTTTTATCAATAAGAATAAATTTTTCTCGCTTATATTTTACATAGTTTCCTAATTTACCGCCTAAATCTATGTATATGATATGTATGTTTTCCTGTTTAGCTATTTGGAATGGGTCATTTGTTCCGTATTTTTTAATAAGCTTAGTTACTATATTTTTTATATTCATACATAATACACCTTCAATCATTTGCGATATTTTTTAGGAGTGTATTTCTTTTTAGCTATTCGTTTCGCTTGTACCATAGCTACTTTTATAGCAGATTTAAAAGCTTCTACGTCTTCAAAGTCATCGTCACCTTCACAGGCAGCAGAAGCCATAGAGTTCATCATATCTTCCAAATCAGATTCAATTTCACGTTCATCTTTTTCGGTTAATTCTGGTAAATCGTCGTCATTGTCTTCAATAATATCACTTTTTTTTATACCAAAAAAATCTGCTATTTTTTGAATAGTTCCCATTCTAGGTTCTTTGGTTCCGTTTTCCCAGGTAGATACAGCTTTGTCTGATACGCCAGCAATTTTAGCAAATTCTTTTTGAGATAAATTATGTTCTAGTCTAAGTTTTTTTATATTTTTAGAGATACTCATCATATTACTTCCTTTCTTTATTTATTTATATACTAAACTAAAAGTAGAAAAAAATCAACTTTATTTATAAAAAAATCTACTTTACGTAGTTGACATTCTACTTTTAGTAGATTATAATAAAAATGTCGAAAGGAGGTATCCAAATGACAATAACTTTAAAACAAGCTAGATTAATAAAAGAAAAACGACAAAAAGATTTAGCCAAATTATTGGGCATACACGTTCAAACTTATCGTAAATTAGAACAACATCCAGAGGAATTAACTATAAAACAGGCAAAAAAAATATGTGATTTCTTAAAAATATCTTATGACGATATTTTTTTTACTCTCTAACTCTACCTAAAGTAGATGAGGGATAAAAATAAAAGGAGATGATTTGATGAATAAAGACCCATTAGAAATTGCTTATCAGGATTTAAATATTCACGACATTATAAAAGAAAGGTACTTTTGTTATGTATATATTTTTGATAATCATTATTCTTTTATTGGGAATTAAAGTATTAATTTCTAGTATACAAATTCATGCTTTAATTTTGTATATGTTAGAAAAAAAATATACACCACCCACCAAGAAAGAATTAGATGAATATAGTACAAAATGGGTGATATTTCTAATTAAGAAATAAAATGTGATTTTATTAATTCAGAAGTAACGTTTTCGGCAACTTGAACAAATGAAGATAAAGATTTTACACCTAAATCTTTGCAAATACGTTTAGTTTTTTCAAAAACAGAATCATAACGAATATTAGCTATTAATTGATGACCTTTTGGTGTTAAATCTTCAACAATGATTGCGATAGAATTGCTATCATTACGTAAATCAATAAGTTTGTCTTTTACGCAGTAATTTAGGTGATAAATAAGTTCTTTATTAGAATATTTAGTTAATAACTGATATTGATAATCTTCTATAACTGAATCATTAGTAAATCTTAAAGTATTTTGATTAGTTTTTTTTAAAAGTTCAGTATCAATAAAAACGGCGAATTTTCTAGGTTCAACTATTTCTTCAATACAAAGAAGAATATCTCTAATACAATCACAGTTTAATACCATATAATCATCTCCTCATAAGATGATTATAGCATAAAAATATTTAATATATGCTTAGCTATTACTAATTATTCCCTTATCGTAACGAACGCTTGGCGGTGGGTTATTGATGAAACCGTTGTATTAAAATTTATAGCTTATCTATGGGTAGCAACCAAATAAATTGAAAGGAGATTATGTATATGCCTGATTGGAATTTAGAGTGTGAAATAAAAATTCGAGCTTTAGAAGCTTTGAAAGAAAATCTAGATAAAGAGATTGATGAACTAATTAATATCGCCAAAAAGGTTCAGCAAGAACATTTAGAAGTCATAGAGGTACAACAAAATCTAAATGATATAGAAAAAGGGCCGTTGACTATAAGTGAATTTGCTAAAAAAGCGAAAGTAAGTTATGGCGCTATTTATGAAAGAGTACGTACTGGAGTAATAAAAGCCAAAAGAGATGGACGTATTACACGTATACCTTATTCAGAATATGAAAACTATATGCAAAGGATTTGAGAATATGCAAACAATCTATGAAACGAATGAGAAAAATAATATAAAAATTTAATAAAAATTATTAAATCATAATTAAAATTGGTGCGTAGCAAGCCATAGCAGAAAGGTTATTGATGTAACAAAAAATAAAAAAGAAAATAGCAAATCTTTAACGATAATCTTCTTAACAAATTTATTATGGCAGGGAGGTTTGCAAGTGGATTCTGCTATGGTGCTTGGTACGCACCAATGAAAGAGAGAAAAGAATAAATGAAATGTTGGCGTTGTGGTAAAAAATTGAATAAAGGGCAGGTGCATATATTGCATTTAATATGCGGTCTTGCTGTTCCAGTATGTGCTGATGACCGTCAATGTTATTCATTTGCTCAAAAAATAAAAAGGAGTGATAAAAATGTATGTAAATATAAGTAAATATATCTGTATTAAGTATAGAGGTGCTTTAAAAAAAGGTGAAATAAAATTATTTCTAAATTTAATGATGTTAATAAAAAAAGCTGACCAGCATTAAACTAATCAGCAACATAAAAAATTATTCGTAATTTAAGTATAACATAGGAGTAAAAAAATGAAAACAATTGCTATCTATGAATATAAAGAAGATGCTAAACCAATTTTGATTATAGCAACTAATTGTATAACTGATTGGGAATATAAAAATATTTTAAATGGTAGATTAAGTGATATATATTTTGATAATAACCGTTGGCATATTGAATATTTTGATGATAAAGGTAATGGTTATGCAGATATTTTACCACCAGATGTGCAGATAATAACAAATAGAAAGGCTGTGGCGTGATGAATTTATATGAAATAAAACAAGAATTTGAAAAGGCTATTGAAGAATGTGTGGACATGGAGACAGGAGAGATAATAAATCCTACTCGTCTTGATGAATTAAATATGGTTTTAACTGACAAGCGAGAAAATGTGGCTTTATATATAAAAAATCTAAGTGCAGAAGCAAAAGCGATTGATGAGGAAGCTAAAAATTTAACCAATAGAAAAAGAGTTCTTAATAATAAAGTAGAAGGATTAAAAAAATATTTAGCTGATAACTTAGAAGGACATAAATTTGAAACTGCAAAAGTTGTAGTTAGCTTTAGAAAGTCTGAACAATTAGAAATTAATTCTATAGAGCATATACCAACAGAATATTTAATATCACAAGAACCTAAAATTGATAAAGTGGCATTAAAAAAATCAATAAAGCAAGGTGCTGTTATAAATGGTGTTCAGATAATTACAAAACAAAATATTCAAATAAAATGAGGTGCTTTAAATGAGTAGAGTTGTTTGTATAATGGGCGAAAGCGGAGCTGGTAAAACTACCAGTCTTCGTAATCTTGATTATAAAACTACATTTATTATTGACGCAGATAGAAAAGGTCTTAGCTGGAAAGGTTGGAAAAAGAAATATAATACAGAAAATAAAAATTATGTTCAAACTTCAAATGTAGGTGCTATAGAAAATGTTATTAGTAGAATTGATACAGATTTTAAAGATATAAAAGTTCTTGTAATAGATACTATAAATGCCATTATGGTTGATGATGAAATGGCTCGTATGAAAGAAAAAAATTATGATAAATGGCAAGATTTAGCTACCTGTATATGGAGACTAATTTCCAAATTGCATTTATTAAGAGATGATTTAACGGTTGTATGTATTGCACATTCTCAAACAGATAGAGATGACAGTGGTTTTTATTTTACACGTATAAAAACTAGTGGCAAAAAGCTAGATAAAATCGTTTTAGAGAGCAAATTTACAACAGTATTGTTAGCTAAAGCAGTTGATGGTAACTATGTATTTGAAACATATGCTAATCATTCCACAGCAAAAAGTCCTATGGGGTGTTTTGATAAAGAGATACCTAATGATATAAAAACTGTAATTGAACAATTAATAAAATATGAAAATGATGAGGAGTAATTAATGATGATGAATAAACCTGCAAATTGGGATAGTGTAGAAGCTATTACAGGAGAATATAAAAAATTACCTGCTGGTGGCTATGTATGTAGCATTGTTAGAGCTGAATGTACTAAATCTAAGAATGGAAAAGAGATGTTAAAACTTGCAATAGATATTGCAGAAGGTGAATATAAAGATTTTTATTTAAATCAATATTTACAAGAGCAAGAACGAAATAAAGAACAAGCCAAATGGAGAGGTTCATATTATCAGCTGACAGAAGGCGATAGTATGGGACGTTTTAAAGGTATGTTATTAAATATTGAAAAATCAAATTCAGGATATAAGTGGAATTGGAATGAAAAAAGTTTAGAAGGAAAATTATTTGGTGGAGTATTTAGGGAAGAAGAATATATTAATCGTAACGGCGGATTATCTACTGCTGTTAAGTTAATATCAATTAGACCAGTAGAAGGAATTACAGATATTGAGCCACCTGCAAAAAAAGTATTAGAAAACAATAATAATTTAGCTGAAAACTTTGGAGAAGAAATTCCATTTTAATGATTAAGTATGGAAAAATTGTAAAGAGAACTGAAGGCGGTGTAATCGCCTTCGTTCCTTGTAAAGATAATGAGATTACAAAGACAGCTAGAAAAATTATTGTTGAAATACCAGATAGTAGAAAAATAAGTATGGCTCAAAGAAGAAAAGCTTTTGTTTTGTTGGGTTATATTTCAGCATGGTGGGGATATACTCCATTAGAAGCAACAAAAGAAATAACTAAACAAATGTTTAAGGGTCATGTTCCATGTAGTTTTGATACAGACTTTTCTTTATCAAATTGTAGTGTAGAAGTAGCTAGGTTATATATAACGTATTTAATAGATTTTTGTATACTTCATGATATAGATATAGGCGAGCCTTTATATGAACTATGTGAAGATATTCCTAAGTATGTATGGGCTTGTTTAATGAAAAAAAGATGTGCAGTGTGTGGTAAAAAAGCAGAACTTCATCATGTAGATGCTATAGGAGCTGGTAGAAATAGAAAAGAAATACCACAGGTAGGAATGCAAGTATTACCACTTTGTAGGATACATCATAATGAGATTCATAACATTGGTAAATTAACATTTTTGAAAAAATATATTTTACAATCCATAGCATTAACTAAAGATATAGCAAAAATTTATAAGTTAACTAAAAAGAATATGGAGGTAAGAACAAAATGAGTAATGTAACTATTAATAAGATTAAATATCAGGAAAGTTCCGGTAAATTAACTATTGAATATATGAGGACAAATGAAAATAAAAAGCCATCATATCATACATCTATATTTAACGATGAACCAGCACCAGAATTTTTTACAGCTTTAGAAAATTTAACTAAGCCAACATTAAATATTTTAGGATTAGGAGCATTACTTATAAAACGTATAAAACCTTATGCGGTAAGTTTCAAGTATGCAGAAGATAAAACAATGTCAGCAGTTATTTCTAGCATGTTTTATGTGCCTTCTGCTGATAGAGAGATAGTAGTAAATACACCTCTTATGAAATGTCCTTCTGATGAGGTAGAAGCAAGTCAAGCTGGGTTCTTTAATCAAGAAGCGGTTGACGCTCTTTGGGCATTTGAACAAGAAGCACGCAAGTATTTAGATGGTAAGAGAAATCAAATTTCCTTATTTGGAGAAGATACTGAAGCTGAAACAATAACTGATGATGTGTCTGTAGTTGATGTACCAAAACCAAATAATGTTGTACAAATGCCAACAGTGGCACAATAAATAGGAAAAGGTGCTTGCCATAAAGACAAGCACCTATCCACGAGGTAAAAAATATGGAATTAAAACCTTTATCTTTAATAATTTCTTTTCGTTCTAATTATGCAAAGAAATTAAATAATGATACGCAGGTTTTATATTGGGTATTATGGGACAAATGGAATTATCTTAGACGACCTAAAGAATTTAATATAGATAATAATACATTGATGATAGAAGCTAAATTAAAAAATTATAGTCAGTTAAATGATAGCCGAAAAAAATTGATTGAAGCAGGATTAATCAAATATGTTCCTAGTAAAACACGAGGTAAAAGTTCAACATATGTTCTAATAAAAAATTATGTTGAAAATGTAACACCAAACCTAAATCAAAACCTAATCCAAAACCAAAAACCAAACCCAAATACAAACCTAAAACAAAACCTAAATGAAACCCAAGAACTCAATAATAATGCGAACTCTTACGACCTCATAACAGAAAATACAAACCTAAAATCAAACCTAACTCAAAACCTAAATACAAACCCAATACCAAACCTAAAACAAAACCCTAATAAGAGTAATAGAGATATAGAGAATAATATATATATATATAATAACGCGCGTGATGATAACATTTCTCCAGCAGAAAGTCAAGTACTTATTTTCTATCAAAATCGAATCGGCTCTAATCTAGGAGGAACACCAGGAGCTAATGAAATAGCCTGTCTTAGAGAATATGCACAAGTTTATGGAGCAGAACAAACTATACAGGCTCTAAAAAAAGCACTGCAAAGTTCTAAAAAATTGCAAGGAATAAGCTTTGTTAAATATACAGGTGGAATATTAAGAGGCTGGGCAAATTTGAAAATAGCAGGAGGTGAATCTAATGGACAATCACAATTTAGCAATCTATCAAGAACTACAACGCAGGCTCAAAGAAAGACAGGAACAGATATCAACTGGGCAGAGCTTGATTGATGGGAAAATAGTATGTAAAGAACTAGGAATAAAATATATATCAAGTGAGTTTTCTAAAAATGAAATGGCATTAGTTGACGCTATGTATAGACAAGAAAAATGTAAGATTTGTAATAAGCATGGTATTGATTGCAAGAATTGTTTTTATGTAAAAGTAGATGAACAAGCTGGTAAATATTTTATAAGCTACAGTAATTGTGAACGCTGGAAAAATTATAAACAGCAAGAAAAAATAAATAGGCTTATGGAGCAAAGCAATGTAGGTAAACTTTTTGAAAGTAAGACCTTTAATAATTTTAGAGTATTACCAGCAACAGAGAAAGCTTATAATGATTGTTTAGATTTCTGTACGAATTATATTCCTAAATGTAGGGGATTGAGGTTACACGGTAGATATGGGTGTGGTAAAACACATCTTGCAGCAGCTATATTAAATAATTTATTAAAACAAAATATACCAAGCATGATGATTGTTACAGCAAATTTATTTGATTGTATAAAACAAGGCTTTAATGACAAAGAAAAAGCTTTAATAGCAACGGAATTAGTAAATAAAGCTAAACAAGTTGATGTATTAATTCTTGATGATTTTGGAGCAGAAAAAGATAGAGATAGCAACGGAAATTTAAAAATGGTGGGTAGTTGGGAACGTGAAAATTTATTTTTGTTAATAAACACTAGATATGAAAATAATCTTACAACGATAATAACAACTAATTACAATATGCAAGAACTATTTGAATTATTTGGAGAACGAATAATGAGTAGAATTGCAGAAATGACAATATCTGTTGGAATGAAAGGTGCAGAAAATTATCGTATAAGATTAGCACAGGCGGTATGACCATGAAAAAGATATGTGCAAATCCTGAATGTAGAAAAGAGTTTGAAAGTAATTATAAAAACAAAAGATTTTGCTGTAAAGAATGTGGTAAAAAAGTATTTTATCAAGAACATAAAGAGTATTGGAACCCTGAACCTAAAAGAAAAATAGAAGCAAAGCAAAAAAGGATAGAAGCGGAAAATAAAGCTAAGAGGGAAAAACGTAGAAATGACATTAATCGTTTAATGGCAGAAACAGGATTAAAAAATAAATATGGTTTAGTAGCAAGTTTTTATGATACTAACAACTTAGAAGGACTATATAAATATGCTGATTATCTTAAATCTATAGGTGAGATTAAAGAAGATATAAACGAACCTAAAATAGTTAAATCACATGGTGGGAAAATTACAGGTGGATTTGATTATTTCATGATATCAACAAATTAGGAGCAAATTTCTATGGAAGATTTAGAGTCAATAAAAGATAAGCTTGAATATATAGACATTGCAATGAAGTTATTATTGCAATATGGAAAAAATAATCCAGATGTAGTTGATTTTCTTAGTAAAAATACAATGATTGCTAAAGATAAAGAAAATGGTTTTTGTGTAGTAATTAGTTTTAAAAAGATGAGGAATAATAATGAGTGAATTTATAAGTGGAAATGCTGGGATAATAAAAAAAGAGGATATTGTTTTTTTAGAAATATTAGAGCCTAATCCATTCTTTTTAAAAGATGAGTATAAGATATATGCTACTACTTATACTTTAGATAAAGGTGAACGTAAAGTATTGTTGGAAAGCAGAAAAAAGTATAAGGAAATAGAAAAGGAATTTAATAGGATAAAAAAAGAAGTTGAAAATACTGTAAAGAAAAAAATTTGTTGGAAACCAAAAGAACAGGAAACATATTATTATGTTGGTATTTCAGGTGATGTTATAGAAGATAAATGGGATGAAACAACAACTGATTATGCTTTTTTTTATAACAGGTAATTGTTTTAAAACTAAGGAAAAAGCAACAAAACATATAACAGAAATATTAAATATTTATGGAGTTAAAAATAATGCAAAATAGACCAAAATATAATGCAAAAAAAACAATAATAGGCAATTTAAAATTTGATAGTAAGAAAGAAGCAGAATACTATTTAAAATTAAAAGCTAAACGTATTAATGGAGAAATAAATTGGATAAAGTTACAGCCGGAATTTTTGATTTTAAGAGGATTTACATTAGAAAATGGGGAGCGTACAAAAGGTATACGTTATGTAGCTGATTTTGAAGTTGAGTATGCTGATGGACATAGAGAAATAATTGATGTTAAAGGTGTAAAAACAGAAGCGTACAAAATAAAAAAAAAAATGCTCCTGGATATGTATCCTAATATTAATTTTATAGAGGTATAAATGATGAGGGAAATATTATTTAGAGGTAAAGATATAAATACAAATAAATGGTGTTATGGTGGATATGTTAGGAAAGTTTTATTTAAAAATACAAAAGATGAAAAAATAAGACATTATATATTTGATGGAGAAAATGCCGGACCAATAGTAATGCATGAAGTTAATCCAGAAACAGTAGGGCAAGCAATATGGCTTAAAGATGTAAACGGAAATGAGGTTTTTGAAGGAGATATTGTGGAAGAAGTTGAACCCGAATGGGGCGAACCTTCTCGTGCTGTTGCTGTTTTTGAAGATAATCAATTTGTATTTGGTTATAATACCGGAGCAATATTATCGGTTGAATTTTTTTATAATGAAATAAAAATAGTCGGGAACATATTTGATAATGAAGAGTTATTTCAAAAAATATCTGAACAGCACAGAATTAAATATTATCAAGAAACGAAAGAATTACACGGTGATTTAGAAAGTTTATAGGTACTAAAAAATACAGAGAGTGTGAACGACTATGCAATGTGATGAACGATATTATGAAGCCGACACAGGGTATATGTGTTGGATTAATAAGAAACCATGTAATAAAAATAACTGTACATTAAAACATAGATTTGCAAAAGAATTTTCTAAAAAGGTAGTAAAAAATATAAAGGCTGGTGAGTGAATGAGAAAGGAAGGGATAAATCCTCTTACAAATGATGGACAATATGCAGATACAACATATAAACGAGCTGTTGAGAAAATGGATCGTAGAAAGTTTTTTAAATCTATTTGTAGGAAAGTATTCAAACGTGGTAATGAGTTTTTATGGAAACATTTTAATATAAAGATGTTAAGAATTGATTTCTGGGATATGGAAACAGATAATAAAAAAGTAATGAAGGTAGGAAAATATGAATAATAATGGACCTAAGTTGGTAAGAATACCATTAAAGACAGAACAAGAATTTTATAAAAGAAATATTCCTATAATCAAAATTACAAGTATTATATTGTGCTTGATAGCAACTACAATATTTTTAATAGGATAAATCCACTAATTAGGATAGCTAAAATAAGGCTATCCTTTTAGTGTTTATATGAAATAAAGGAGTATAGAAATAATGACTAAAATAGATGAAGCAAAAGAATATTTACAACAGGTATATAAGGCTAAACAAGTATGTTTAAGATGTAATGCAGATTTAGAAGAATTACGTGCAACATCTATTATGTTAATTCCCTTATATAAAGAACGTACAGGTTTTAGTAATATAAAACATGATACCAGTGATTTTATATCTAAATTAGAACAACAGGAAGAAGAAATGGAAAGATTAAAATTAGAATGGCTAAATAAACGTATAGAAATAAAATCTTTTTTAAACAACATAAATATGAGCGAAAATATTAAGAATGTACTTATTTTACGTTATGTTTCTCTTAGAAAATGGGAAGAAATTGCTTGTTCTATTAATTGTTCATTTAGATGGGTGCATACATTACATTCTCAAGGATTATCCATTGTTGCAAAAAAAATAAAAAATTAGTTCACTAAAGTTCACTAAAATTCATAGAAGTTCATACTTTAATTGTGATATAGTTATACTTGTTAAAGAAAAAGATAAACCGTTGGTAAAAATACTAGCGGTTTTATTGTTTTATAAGTTTATCTTGTATAAATATTGGTATATACCCATATATTTTAATAATAATATGTATTTTTATAATTTATATTAGAATAATAGCCTTCATGTTGCAAAATTTATGTAATATGCTATACTAAATATAGGCAAAACATGATAAATTGTCATATGGACAGCAAAACCCCATGAAGCTCGCACCTTCATGGGGTTTCTTGCGTTATATAGCTAACGCTAAAGCTAGGCTAGTTGCCACATAAAACCGAAAGAAGCTTATCTAACCCTTTGCAAATATAGTAGGCAACTATACTTGCCATGACAGCTTCTAAAAACATGATAAATCTTGACATATGGACACCTCCTAACTGTTACCAGTATAGGAAGGGCAACGAAAGATATTATAACATAGAATTATATTTGATGATATAATAATGATATCTTTTATTTGAGGTGATTTTATTATGGAAATTTCTACAGGGTCAGTTTTAGCAACTGCCTTTGGAGGAGCAGCTCTGGGTGCGCTTATTACAGGAGGATTCTCAATTTGGCTAAATAGAAAAAATTATAAAAGAGATTACTATAAAAAAATAATTGATAAACGAATAGAAGCGTATCAAGAATTAAATAATTTTCTTAATTATATGAGAATATATAATTATGTACAGTTAGATGGTAAGAATAAAATAATTCAAAAAGCATTTATTTCAGAAGATGAGTATAATACTGTTCTTGATAAATTAAAATCAATTCATGAGAGTACAATATGGTTGTCAAAAGATTTAGCAGATATGTTTTATGATTTTAGTAATTTATTAATTTATATAAAGGATTATATATATAATGAAGATTATAAAATAAAATATTGGCTTTCTGAAAATAATAAAGATGATTTATTAAAAAAAGTAGAGGAAGAAAAAGAGAAAATAAAAAATAATTTTCCAAATCAATTAAAGAGTATAAGTAACATGCGGTCTGAAAATAAAATTGATATAAATGCTACAGGTATTGTTTTTTTCGATTTGATAAAAGAAAGAAATGATGCTATAAAAGTAGCTCTTTTAAGAGATTTTAAAAATTTATATGATATAGAGGATTTTTTTGAAAATAAAATGGGTAATAAAACTTTTAAAATCCTTAAAATTTTTAATTGGTGGTAAAGCTAAGATATTATGATATGAAAAATAATTTCCTGTTATATTTGCAGTGGTTTTTTAGTACAAAAATTTAGGTGGTGAGGTGATTTGACAAATAAAAATATAAAAGATTTAGCTTTTGAAGATTATTGTGCAGGAATGAAATATAAAGATATAGCAGAAAAGTACGATATTAATTTATCAACAATAAAATCATGGGCTAGTCGTCATTGGAAAAAGTTGCAACCTAATACCAAAAAGGTTGCAACTAAAGAAGTTAAAAAGTCGCAACCTAAATTAATAGAAAAAATGAATGCAGATTTGGTTAACAATCTGCGTGAGGTAATGTATGATGAGCCTCAATTAACTGAACGACAGCAAGATTTTTGCATATATTATGTGATGAGCGGTAATGCTTTGCAAAGTTATTTAAAAGCTTATAAGTGTAGTTATGCTACAGCTTGTGTAGAAGCGTATGTTACCCTAGAAAAGCCTAGAATAAAAAATAAAATAAAAGAGCTTAAAGAAATCATGCGTCAACATACAGACATTGATGTTGATGATATGATTTCTTTTTTTATTAAAGTTGCTAAATCTGATATTCGTGATTATGTATCATTTAATAAAAATAGTGTGAAATTAAAAGATAGTGAGTTAATTGATACATCTATTATTCAAGAGGTAAAACAAGGTAAATTTGGGACTTCTATAAAAATGATGGATAAGTTTAAAGCTTGGGAGAAACTTGAAAAATATTTTGGTTGGGATAAACAAGAAAAGTGCAATAGTGAGTTAGCCACCGAGGAGCAAAAACTCCGTATTGAAAAACTCAAGAAAGAAATAGCAAAAGATAATACCCAAGAAACTTTAATGGAAGATGACGGTTTTACCAAAGCAATAGAAAATGCAACTAAAGAGGTATGGCGAGATGATTAAAAAAATAAAAAATATTATCAAGCCTGTTATAAAATTTAATACTTTTAGTAGAAAACAGTTGCAGATACTTACATGGTGGGAAAAGGAAAGTCCATATAGTAAATATAACGGTATTATATGTGATGGTTCTATTCGTGCGGGCAAAACTGTACCAATGGCAATATCTTTTGTTTTATGGGCAATGAAATATTTTGATGCCCAAAATTTCGCAATGTGTGGGAAAACGGTTGGTAGTTTTAAGCGAAATGTGTGGAAATGGCTTAAGCCAGTATTAATACTTCGAGGATTTGCGATCGAAGAAGATAGGACAAGTAATTTGATATATATCCAAAAAGGCTATGTAGTGAATTATTTTTATATCTTTGGTGGTCGTGATGAGTCTAGTCAAGATTTAATACAGGGTATTACTTTAGCAGGTCTGTTATTAGATGAAGTAGCACTTATGCCAGAAAGTTTTGTTAACCAAGCTACTGGTCGTTGTTCAATTTTAGGTGCCAAATTATGGTTTAATTGTAATCCAGAAAGTCCTGTACATTATTTTTATACAGATTGGATACAGAAAGCTAAAGAGAAAAAATTTCTTCATATACACTTTATGATGGAAGATAATCCGTCATTATCACAAGAAGTGATACAGTCTTATAAAAGCAGATATGCAGGAGTATTTTTTCAGCGTTTTATTTTAGGATTATGGGTAATGGCACAAGGTGCTATTTATAAAGATTGTTTTGATGATGATAATTTATTTGGTGATGAATTAATAGATTATATAAGTCGAAATATATTTAGAATGAAACGTTATATATTTATTGATTATGGTACAGTAAATCCTATGGTTTTCTTAGATGTATATGATGATAATGAAAAATTATATGTGGTGAACGAGTATTACTACGACAGTAAAAAAACTGGTATTGAAAAAACAGACCTTGAATATGGAGAGGATTTATTAAAATTTGTAGGCGATAAAAGCATAACACCTGCTTATGTAATAATTGACCCTTCGGCTGCTAGTTTTAAAGTTTTGCTTCGTAAAAAAGGATTAAGAGGAAAAGTAGCGGATGATACTATAAATGCAGATAATAAGGTTTTAGAAGGAATCCGCCATGTATCCTCTTTACTAAAAAAGAAGATGTTATTATTTCATAAAGATAATTGTAAAAACACTATAAGTGAAATGAAATCTTATGTATGGGATGATAAAGCTTTAAAAAACCAAGCCAAAGAAAAGCCATTAAAAATAGCAGACCATGGACCGGACGCAGTACGTTATGGTTGTTTTACTCTTATAAATCCAAGGAGGTATAATAGTGCGTCGTAACAAAAATAAAAATAAAAAAATTATACGTGCCAAAGCAACAGACGCATTTCAAAATATGTTGGCACGTATGGGTGCTTTTACCCCTAGCTTACTAGAGGGTACTAATTATCCACTAACTAGACTTACAAGAAATTTTAACTTAATGAATTCTTTATATCGTAGCCATTGGATAATTAGAAATATCATTGATGTTATTCCGCAGGATATGACCAAAAACTGGATTAAGATTACATCTAACTTAACACCAGAAGCAATAACAGAATTAAAATCTGTAGAACGTAAAACAAGTATTATAAAAAAGATAACACAAGGCTTACGTTGGGGAAGGTTGTATGGCGGTGCTTTAGGTATAATGCTAATAAAGGGGCAAGGGGAAGATTTAAGTAAACCTTTAGATTTAGATAGTATAATGCCTGGAGATTTCAAGGGAATGCTTATTCTTGATAGATGGAATGGTTGTTATCCTGGTACAGGATTAGTAACAGATATATCAGACACTGAATATGGGCTACCAGAATATTACTATGTAACAGACCCAGAAACTAATATAAATATTAATATTCATCACAGCCGTGTTATTAGGTTTACCGGAGATGAATTACCGTATTGGGAATGGTTAGCAGAACAATATTGGGGAGCTTCAGTAATAGAATCGCTTTTTGACGAACTAAAAAAACGTGATAATGTTAGTTGGAATATAGCAAATTTAACATTTCTAGCTAACTTAAGAGTATTGAAAATGAGTGATTTAGGTCAGCTTTTATCAACTACAGATGTTAACAGCCAAAGAGAGTTATATGATACAGTACAATCTCAAAATTGGCTAATGAACAATTTTAGTATGCAAATACTGGATAAAGAAGATGATTTTAGTACTCATCAATATACATTTAGTGGATTAAGTGATGTTTATCAACAATTCATAATGGATATAAGCGGTGCTGCTGGAATTCCCGTTACTAGATTATTTGGTCGTTCTCCCGCTGGATTAAATGCCACAGGGGAAAGTGATTTGCAAAACTATTATGATATGATAGAAGAAAAACAAGAAAGTACATTGCGACCAATAGTAGAAAAGTTGTTACCAATAATAGCTATGAGTACATGGGGAGTTATTCCTGATGATTTAGATTTTAGATTTAATCCAGTACAACGAGCAACAGAAGAAAAACTTGCAGATATTGTTGCTAAGAAATCAGCTGCTATTCGGGAGGCTAGAGATAGTGGAATTATTTCAGATAGAATAGCACTTAAAGAATATAAACAAATGAGTGATACTACAGGTATGTGGACAAACATTACCGATGAAGATATAGATAAGGCAAGTAATGAAATTGATATACCTGTAGAAACAGATTTTGGATTAGAACCTAATATTAATGGTGGTTTAAGTAATGAAGTACAACAAATGGAAAATGAAAAGGACAATTGAAAAAGCTTATGCTAATGCTATAAAAAAGCTAATACAAGGACTACAAGATGAATTAAAAAATCTTGATAGTCCTTTTTTAATTACAAGCACAATAAAGTCCTTAGCTAGACAGCCTACATTTATAAAAAAAGCGGAAGCGTTGGCTAAAGGAATGGTTACTCAACTTTTTTCCGACAACGTAAAATCTTGGAGACAAGCTGCTAATAAAGGTAGTCAAGGTAAGATGATATATAAAGAATTACAAAAAGGATTAACTGGACAAATAAGAGTTACTTTTAATGAATTGATAAACCAAAATGCAAATTATATATCATCTTTACCTTTGGATATTGCCAAATATGTCGATAGGCGAATAGCAAAAGGGGTATTAGAAGGAAAACGTGCTACAGATATACGAGATGAAATTCTTAGGTATTATCCACATATAAGTGAAACTAGGGCACAATTAATAGCAAGAACAGAAACAAGAAAAGCTCAAACTGCATTAACAAGAGTAAGAGCTCAAGCTATAGGTCTTAATTGGTATGTATGGCGAACTAGTGAAGATAGTAGAGTGAGAAAAAGTCACTCTCATATGGAAGGAGTACTTATCAACTTTAACTATCCTCCTAGTCCTGAAAGATTAATAAACAAAAAATCCTATGGAAATTATAATGCCGGAGATATATTTAATTGCAGATGCTATCCAGAACCTTTAACAGACATTAATGATATTAAATTTCCGCATAAAGTTTATTATGGTGGAGCTATTCGCAATATGACTAAAAATCAATTTTTAAAAATAATGTGAGGTGGTGAGAAAATGAAATGATATCTTATTATGGCTCTAAAATATCCGATAATTTAACTAAAACTCCAGAAGGTTTTTTAATTTGTCATAATGTACCAATTGCTAGAACTGGACAACAACTATATTTAGGCAGTGAAACTCCTTTTAAAGAATTGCCTAGCAATGATACTGTAAAAATAGTGAGACACCCAGAAGAAGTATTTTCCAAAGCTACCCTTGCTTCTTTTGAAGGAAAACCTGTAACGGATGACCACCCGCTAGAAGATGTTACTCCACAAAATAGTAGAACATACTTAAAAGGTATTTGTAGAGATGTAAGAAGAGGCATTGGTGAATATAATGACTGCATTGTTGCTGATTTAATGATTTATGATCCAATGCTAATTGATGAGATAACATCCAAAGAAAAACGAGAGGTGTCTTGCGGATATGATTGTTTTTGGGAGTTAGGGAATGATAATACTATTATTCAAAAACAAATAAGAGGTAATCATATCGCTATCGTAAAAAATGGTAGGGCTGGGCATAGGGTAGCTGTTAGAGATAGTAAACCAGAAATTAAGAATAAAGTTAATAATGGAGGCAAAAAAATGAGTTTAAAAGCTATAAAAAATAAAATGTTTGCCATGTTTGCGAGAGATGAAAATTCTACACCAGAAGAAATTGCAGAAGCAAGCAAACTTTTACATGATGAAAAAACAGAAATGAAGCCAGAAGAAAATGTAAAAGATGAAGGTCCATCTGTTGGTGAGCTTATGGCAGAAATAAAATCTTTAAAAGAAACAATGCAGGCTATTATGCAGGCAGAAAAACGTGAACCTGAACATAAAGAAGATGAAATTTCTACTTTAGATGAATTAGAAAATCAACTTATTGGTACAAATGATGAAAGTGTAACAGAGCAGGAAGAAGCAGTTACCGTAGAACCAGAAGAAATCAACGATGAAGAAAGCATGATTAATAAACCTGCATGTGATACTCTTGCAAATTTAAAAGTTTTAAAGCCTATCGTTGCAAGTATTAAAGATAAAGATACTAGAAAAAAAGCTATTGATAGTTTAGCAAATCTTGTTCGTGGAAATGTACAAGATAACCAATATGCTACTGTGCTAAAAGCTAGTAGAAAAGCACAAGATAACAATAATACAGTTAAAAATGAAGATTTAGGGAAAATGTGGGCTAAAAAATATAATCCACAATATAAGGGAGGTAAATAATATGGCAGGTTATGCAATTGGAAAATCCATGAATTTAGGTTTCCCAGGAACTTATGCACGCACACCAGATGATGTAATTATGTCTAGAGCAGTGAAGGAAGATAGCAAGGCTATTCCTTTTGGAGCTCCTGTTATTTTAAATAGTGATAATACTTATTCTGTGGGTGATGCTACGCTTACAGCAGATAATTTTGCTGGTGTAGCAGTAAGAATTGTACAGCAAGCTGTGCAGTATTTAGCACAAAACAGTGGAGCATATCAACCAACTCAACCTTGTTCTGTTATTCAGCGTGGTAATGTAATGGTTACTTGTAATGTTGGTACACCTACAGCAGGCGGAAAGGTTTATGTTAGAACAGCAGGAGAAGATAGCGGAAGTGGAAAAATAATCGGTGGATTTGAGGCTACAGATGATAGTGGTAATGTAGTGGAATTGCCTAATGTTTGTTGGGCAACTGGAAAAATTGATGCTAATAAGGTCGCTGAAATTTGTATTAAAACTAGAAATAATCCATAAGGGAGGAATAATTTAATGTCTACACCAATTATTATTAATCCAGCAAATACCATGAAAAATGCTGGTAATTTAGCTAATTTTGCAATGAAACAAGGTGGCGGACTTTATGGCGGAGCATATGATGCTGCAACTGCTTCAGGTATGGCTTACCTTGTGGGTGAACTTGAAAAAGTAGACCCTAAAATTCGTGAACCATTAACAGCTGTTACATGGCAACGTGATATAGTTGCCGAGACAGGCGGTGGCTGGGTAGAATACACTAGCACTTTTGATGTAAATTATGGTATTTCTGCTCCTAATGGTGGTGGTATTCAAGGTGGTAGTTCCACAGCTATTCCTGCTGTACAGGTAGATATTGGCAAAAATCAATATCCTGTACACACATGGATGAATGTATTAAAAGTGCCACTTGTAGACCAAAATAAACTCCAACAAATTGGAAGAAATTTAGAAGATTTATTAGATAGAGGTTTGCGATTAAACTATCAAAAAGCTGTAGACCAGAATGTCTATGTAGGTTATGACGAATATAAAACAACTGGTATTATCAATAATCCTAATGTTGTAACTGCATTGGTTGCAGAAGGTGCACAATCAGATACAACATGGAAAAAGAAAACACCGGATGAAATTTTAAATGATATTAATACAGCTTTAACTGAAGCTTGGACTGCTGCTGAATATGATATGCGAGGAATGCCTAATCAAATTTTAATACCTCCACAACAATACGCGTATTTAGTAAGTCAGAAAGTTAGTGAAGCAGGTAATGTTTCTATTTTACAGTTTTTATTAGAGAATAATATTGGTAAAAATCAAGGTATTGATGTTCAGATTTATCCTTGTCGTTGGTGTATTGGTTCAGGTCAATCTAAAAAAGACCGTATGATGGTTTATGTAAATGATAAAGATATGTTGTATTTTGATATGACAGTACCACTAACTCGTGCATTAACACAACCAAGTGTAACAGATGCAGCTTATTTAACATTATATGCTTCTCAATTTGGTGTTCCTAAATTCTTATTTTATCAACCAGTTCGTTATTATGATGGTATTTAATAGGAGGATATTATGCGTATTTTAACTAAAAAAAGATATCAATTTGGTCATGGTGATACTAAGGTAATAACTACAGGTAACTATGCAATTGAGGATGTTCCTGATTGGGTGGAAAAGGATCCATTATTTAAATTAGCAAAGGAAGATGGAGATATTGAGGTATTAGAAGCAAAAATTCAATCTTCATCTGTGAAAGTAGAAGCTGAAGATAAATCTAAAGAAGTAAAAACTGATGTAAAAGTAAAAAAATCTAAAGAGGAGTGATGACCTATGGTTATCACTTCTGCTTCTAATATAAAATGTGGGGATAATCCTGCATACACATTGGATAATTTTTTAAAATTTTATCCGCAATTTAAGGATATAGTACCAGATGTAGTAGCAAATTCTTTTTTAGAGTTAGCCAATAATAATTTGCAGTATAGAAGATATCATGGGCAATGGGAGTTTTGTATGAGTTTATTTATAGCTCATTTTTTAACTTTATATCTTGAGTCTATGAGCGATAGTGATACGCCTTCTGCTGATGAAGTTATATCTTCTGCGACAGTTCGTGGAATAATTACAAGTGAGTCTGTTAGTGGTGTATCTTATTCACAAGATGTATCTACAATAACTAATGATTTAGATGGTTGGGCTCAGTGGAAACTTACTAAATATGGGGTTCAATTCGCATCTATTGCTAAACTCATGGGTAAAGGTGGTATGTTGGTATGGTAAACATAATAAAAGTAAAACATAAAAGTAATTTAAGTGCTTTAAAGAAAAGTATAGAATTACTTGGAAAAAGTCGTGTTTATGTAGGTATACCAGCAGAAAATGCAAGTAGAGATAATGGAAATGACATAAATAATGCTGAACTATTGTATATTCAAACTCACGGTGTAAGAAAAAAATCTATGCGTGAAGAAATGCAATTAGCATTAAATGAAGGTAAAGCATATTCTAAAGCTTATGAAATGTACATTAAATCTCATGGTTCACCATTGTGGCATGTACCACCAAGACCTGTTATTGAACCAGCAATAAATGATAATAAAAAAGAAATAGCTAAAAGATTGATAGCTGCTTATGGCAAGGCTATGGAAAATATTTATGCTGGTGATAGTATGCAGACAGCTATGCAATATTTAGAAGTAGTAGGTATGTATGCACAAAATATTGTTAGAGCATGGTTCACAAATCCTAATAATGGTTGGGAACAAAATTCGCCTTTAACTGTTTCTAAAAAAGGAAGTTCTAATCCACTTATTGATACTGGCGAAATGCGAAAATCTATAACTTATGTGGTGAAATCAGATGAGTAGAGTAAATGTAAAACGAGTTATAGTATCACCTAAATTCAGACAAGTATATACTGTTACTAGAACAAAAGGACATTATGAAAAAGGTAAATTTATATTAGATGAGCCTATTAAATTTGATATATCTGGTGTTATAACAGTAGCTAGTGCTAAAGAAGTAAATATGATACCAGAAGGCGATAGAATAAATGGAGCTATGGTATTTTATAGTTTAGTACCTTTACACACTACTACAAATAATCCAAATGCTATATCTGATATCATTGAATGGCAAAATAATAAATATAAAATAATGCAGGTTAATCCATGGATTGATTATGGATATTATCAAGCGATAGCGGTTCGCATGGAGGGCTATTGATATGATTACAACCTTAGATGAACTAGAAGATATATTATGGGAAGAGTTAATGTCTATTTTAGGATATGAAATAGATAATCCTGCATGGTCTATTAATCCGCCGGTTAGAAGAAGTTGGCAACAACAAGGACAACCAGGTTGGAGCATTAATGATGATATTTTATTTTTTAAAATATTTGATGAATCAGGTCAAGATATAACTATTCCTGTAGATACTATTATTAATAATGATTTAGCGGAAGATATCCAAATTAGTAAAGGACAAACGAGAGTTTTAAGAGTAAATCTTATAGCTTATGGTCCTAATTCATATGATAATCTCATTAATATAAGAAATTACTTTCATGCTAATAGAAGTGAAATTTTAAAAGAAAATAAAATCTATCTAATACCAAGCTCTGATGTTCCCTTAAGAATGCCAGAGCTTTTTTTACAACAGTGGTGGGAAAGGGCAGATTTAAATTTAAGATTTAACTGTCTTATGACATACACTACACAAATTAATGAAATTAAGATTGTTCCACTTAATGTATATGGTAATGCTAGTGGAGAAACAGTGATTGAAAATCATAGAGAAATAACGAAAGGGGATTAATCTATGGCAACAACAAAATCTTTAAGTCTTACCCCTATTGTAGATGTACAAATAACATTAGGTGCTGTTTCTGCTCCTAGGAATAGCTTTAATTTAGGTCTTATTATTGGTAGTTCTACAAAAACTGAACCTTTAAATGAGACAGTAATTCCGACAGCAGAACGTATTCGTATTTATACAGATTTAGATGATATGTTATCTGATGGATATACAACAGATAGCTCAGAATATAAAGCGGCTTTATTAATGAAATCTGCAACTCCATTGGCACCTAATCGTATTGCTATTGGGTGTTGGGATAAAGCAAATGATGAGGAAGCAGTTGATGCTGTTCGTGCTTGTCGTATTGCTAATGCAGAATGGTATGCTTTTACAGTTTGTGGTGCTACTAATGATGATATAAAAGCGATAGCTCAATATACAGAAACAGCAGAACCAAGTAGTACTTACTTTTATACAGTAGCTACAGAAGATGTATTATCTAGTTCTGGTAATAGCACTGACATATTTATTTTCTTAAAAGATAAAAATTATCGTCGTTCATTTGGTCAATATTGTGGACAAGAAGATACACCAGATGCCGTAGCAGCAACTATGGGCTATGCTATGGGTAATAATACTAGTCTTGCTAATAGTGCCTATACTTTAGCTTATAAATCACTATCAGGAGTAACTACTGACGATTTAACTAATACACAAGTTGAATATATAAAAGGTAATTATGGCAATGTTTATATAAATCGTGGCTATTATTATGATGTATTAGAGCAAGGAACTATGGCAGATGCAACAAAATTTGATGAAATTTTAAATCTTGATATGTTAAGTAATAATATTCAGTTGAATATTATGGATTTACTGTATCAATCTACTAAAGTTCCACAAACAGATGCTGGTGTGACTAGCATAATGAATGCTATTGCGGTTGCTTGTGATCAAGCTGTTAAGATTGGTTTTATCGCTCCTGGTAAATGGAATGGTTCAGCAATTTTAAATTTAAAAACTGGAGATACTTTACCAGATGGATATCTTATTCAAGCAGAGTCAATTAATGACCAATCACAAGCAGATAGAGATGCACGTAAATCACCACCAATTTATGTATCTGCAAAACTTGCAGGGGCTATTGAACATGTAACTATTGGTGTTACTGTTAATAGATAGGAGGTTATTTAATGGCTTTATCAACATATTCTTTTTTAGATTTATCAGGTTCTATCTCTCATCCTACAATTGGTTCATATTTATTTACTGGTGAAGGTGTTGGAGATATAAATATATCCATGAGTACAGACCGTTCAGCTCATGATGTTGCATCTGATGGTTCTGTAATGGTAAGTAAAATAGCTGGCAATAATGGTACCATAACTATTACAGCACAACAAACTAGCCCTTTACATTTTTGGCTTCTTGATTGGTATAATACCCTTTGGAATTTGCCAACTAGTGAATGGGCTACAACATCAATGTTATTAAGAAATACATCTACTGGTGGAAGTCATACAATAAAAGGGATATCACCACAAAAGGTGGGAGATACACCATATCAACAACAAGGTCAAAGGATTACATGGACCTTAATGGCGGCAGATATTCAACATAATTCTAAATAAGCTACATCTATTATGATGTAGCTTTTTATTTTAAGGAGTAAATTATGATTAATAAAACAAAAATAATTGAATTAAATGGATATAAATTTAAAATTAAAAAATTAAACGCTTTTACAGCATCTTATATAGCTGTGCAGATAGGTTTTTCTTTAGCAGGTGGTTTAATTAATGCGGGTAATACAAATAAAGTAGATATGTTACAAAAAGCAATAAGTGGCATTGATAAAGATAAATTTATTGAAATACAGAAAGATTGTTTATCTGTTGTAGAAATCCTAAATAATATAAATGGTTCAGAAATGCCTGAAGCTTTAATATTAAATAATGGTAGTTTAAGCCATAAAGAATTAGAAAATGATTTTATGACAATTATATTATTAACGATTGAAGTGGTAATGTTTAATGTTGAGGGTTTTTTCGGAGAAAAAGGCTTGCAGAGCTTGACGAACTCCCTGCAAACCAATTCCAAACAGTAAAAGCAGATACATTAAATGAATTCCTTTATAGACCTGTTCTTGCAGGTTTATGGAAACAGCATGAGCTTTGGGACGGTACTTATGATTTAGATGATTTGATTGCTATACATGAAATGCTAGATATAAAAGCAGTTAATGATTATAGAGCTAGTATCGTAAATAATAATAGTCAGTGAGGTGAAACCATGGCAAATACTAATGTAATTGAAGAATATTTGGTATCTCTAGGTGCAATAGTTAATAATGCACAGTTTAGCGAATTTAACAATACACTTAATAAAGCTAAATCTGCTGTAACTAAATTAAGTGATAGTGCTATGGATACCACCACATCACTTGGCAAAATGGTAACAGGTTTGAGTGCTGTTGCTTCTGCTATAACTGCTGTCGGTTTTGCCACAGCTAAAACTATAAAATCTGTAGCGGATGCAGACATGAAATATCAAGTACTAGCTAAAGATATATGGACCACAAAGGAAAATGCTAAAAGTCTACAATTAGCATTGGATACAATGGGGGCAAAACTTGAAGATGTTGCATGGATTCCAGAATTAAGAGAACAATTCTTGCGTCTTAGATCAGAAATGCAAGAACTTCAAACTCCAGCAGATGCAAATAATCAACTAAAGTATATTCGTTCAATTGGCTATGAATGGCAATCTTTTATGCTTAAGATAAAGATGTTAAAAGAATGGGTAGCTTATTATTTAATAAAGTATTTAGCAGGGCCTATTGAAAGAGTTCGTCAGGGATTAAAAGATATAAATGAAAATTTAAAAATGAATATGCCAAGCTGGGGTAACAAAATAGCTAAAGTATTAACAATAGTAGTCAATTTAGGTATGAACCTTGCACGTTTTGGTAAAACTGCTATAGATACCATTTCTAGATTTTTTAATATGCTACCAGAGGGAGCACAAAAGATTATTAAGTTTATATCTATAATCGGTATGGCTATAAAGTTAAATCCTTTTTTTGCTGCAATGAGTATAATGATACTTCTTATAGATGATTTTTATGCTTATATTGATGGTAGAAAATCAGCAAAAACTTTAGCTCCAGTATGGAAAAAACTTCTTGAAGTTTGGGATGATTTACAAGTTTATTTTGAAAAAGGGGAGTATTATTTACAACACATTATCTCCTTGATAAATACTGAAGCACTACCAAAGCTAAAAAATTGGTGGTCAACCTTTAAACAGATTATGGATAACTTGGTTGAAATATTTTTCCGTATATTGGAGATATTAAAATATATGTTCCAAGATTTTGATGTAATCGGATTATTTATGCTTATGGGAGATAGTGTATCTAGTTTAGTTGATGGTGTTCTTGATTTAGTAGAAGCCATATTGGAACTTATCGCTAAATTATTTGGTTTAAGTGTAAAAGGTAAGGAAGTTTGGTGGGCTTTTGGTAAAGGTATAGAAAACACTTTAAGACTAATGACAAGACTTGTAAGATTAACGGGTGATTTATTTAGTGCATTAGCTAAAGCTGCAAGAGGTGATTTTAAAGGTGCTTTCAAACAAGTAATTCGTGCTTTTGGTAATTTTGGCGAAGGTATTCTTGATGATGTAACAGGTGGAAGAAGTGGTAAAGGTTTAGCTAGTGAAGGTGTTGAAGATATGACTAAATACCTTATTGATAATGGTGTATCTACTGTTGCAGCTTTAGGAATAATGGGTAATTTAGGTGGTGAGTCTGCTTATGATCCTACAGCTTATAATCCAAATGATAATGGAGGCCCTTCTGGTGGTCTTGCACAATGGCACGATACTGATTTTAACGGCAATGGTAGATTTAGTGCTTTAAAAAGATTTGCTGAAGCTAGAGGTACGGACTGGACGGATAGAAAAACACAATTAGATTTTTTACTATACGAATTAAAAACTGGATATAAAGATGTATTAGACGCAATGAACAACGCAAGTAGTGTAGAAGAAGCAGTTGAAATATTTTTAAGAGAATTTGAAAAACCAGAAAATCCAGAAGGAGTATTACAAGAAAGGATAAACAATGCATATGCTGTAAAAGATAGATATCTAGGTTCAGCACACAACTACACAGATACTAATAAATCTAGTGGACCAGTACATCTAGATAATAATAATAAATTAGAAGTAGATGACTTCTACACACCACCAAAAGAAGATTATAGTCAATACTTTGAAAAGACTGGATTTAGTAGTTTTTTAGGTCAAGGAACTTATGCACATAGTTTAATAGGTGGTAGCAGTGTTCCAATAATGACAACAGCTAATAATTATAATGGTTCAAGTGTCAATATAGGTCAGATAAATGTTACCGCACCAAATGGAACAGAGCCAATGACAGCAAAAGATGTAGCAGGAGCTGTTAAAAAGGTAATACCAGATGTAAATATTGGTGGTATTGGCAATAATGCACGAGATATTAGAAATATTAGTGGGGTGATAGTATGAGTTTATTTTCTACAGGCTCTATTAATACTTTATCCGCATTATGGCAACTAGGAAAAATAACTGTAGATAGAGCAAATGGTGGTACAGGGTTTTTCTCAAAAGGATACCGACCTAAAGAATGGAATGTTGCTGGCGGTGTAGATAATGGTCAAATTGATATATTAAAAAATACCAATGTTGATAATGTTTTAATTGATACAGGATTTTCTTTGGGCGGTATTTTAGGTGCTTATGTAACAGGTGCATTTGATACTAGTAAAATAGGTGGTTCAAATAGTGAATTAGTTTTAGTCAAAACTAATATTGGAGGCTTCTTTTTTGATGCAGTTTTAAATGAACAACATGATAGTGAACTTACTATAACACAGCACCCAGTACAAACAGGGGCTAACATAGCTGACCATAGCTTTTTAAATCCGTCTACTTTAACTATGGAAATAGGTATGAGTGATGCTATGGCAACAATGTTAGAAGGTCAATTTACGGAGTATTATACAAAATCGGTATCTGCTTATGAAAAGTTAAGAGAATTGCAAGCTTTAAGGCTACCGGTATCTGTTCATACCAGATTACATCACTACGACAATATGCTTGTACAAAATATTACAGCACCAGATAGTTATAGGACACAATATGGTCTGCGTTGTACAGTAACGTTACAAGAAATATTTGTAGTAGATGTAGCTACAGGTACAGTATCAACTCGAAACTGGGCATCTAGTGGTACTACAAATAGAGGTGAAGTTCAACCGCAAGCAACCGAACAAGCTGGAAGTGCCCTGTATGAAATGGGGGCTTGATTATGTTATATACAATACCATTAACAAATATAGCTAACCAAATGCTTAGTTTTAAAATAAATATAAACAAAACTAATATACACATAAAACTTTTTTTGCGTTATTTAGAGGAATATAATCACTGGACGGTTGATATAAGTAATGCAGAAACGGGTGAAATGTTAATAGCAAATTTACCTCTTGTTCCAGGAAGTGGATTAGCAAGTAATATATTAGCTCAATACGAATATTTGAATATTGGAGAAGCTTATATTGTAAAATCTGGTGAAACTCAACTTGAATATCCAGATAATGAAACATTAGGTTCAACTTTTTTATTGTTGTGGGGTGTATTAGATGAGTAATTTTTTATATCTTAGAAAATATCGTATAGTTGTTGCTTCTTCAACTGCGGAAATTGACAATACACAAACAACAAAAGGAAATGAGAAAAGCGATACGTCTAATGAAAATAAAGAATATGCATTAGACGTATCGCTTTTGCATTGTGTTTTCAGAGTTCGCAGAGGTATGGATTTTAATAATCATGCTGAAGTTAAAATTTATAATTTGAACAAAGATACCGAAGAAAAAATAATAAAAGAAGGAGACAGGCTTATTATTTCCGCTGGATATGAAGGTTATTTGAATACAATAAATTTAAATCCAGAAGATACTAAAAAGGCTGTAGGTTCTAATTTTGTAAGTAAAAAAGATAGTAAAAATAAAACGAAAGAAGATAATAATCCTCAGCAAATACAAGAAAGTCAGCCAAAACAATATGGGAAAATATTTGATGGTCAGATTGTACAGGCTGTTAGAAGTAAAGAAAATAATACAGATTATGTGCTTACTTTAGTATGTATAGATGGGGATACTTTTTTAAATATGAACTTTATATCACTTAGTTGTGTTCGCGGTCAAAATCCTCGAAATGTAATAGATACTGTAGTATCTAAGGCAGAGAAGCCAACACAAGTAAATAGAGTATCACCAACAATAAGTGGGCAAACATTACCAAGAGGAAAAGTTTATTTTGGTAGACCGAAAGATATTCTTACAGACGTGGCACGGGGTAATAATGCTAATGTTTGGATAAATGATGGTCAGGTAAATATTACAAAAATTACAGATACTTACACAGATGAAGCTTTAATATTAACTCCTAAGAATGGATTAATTGGATATCCACAACAAATACAATATGGCGTTTCATTTAGGTGTTTATTAAATCCTAAAATAAATGTATTATCTATGGTTCAGTTAAAAAATACAGAAATAAACGGTATGCAATTACAGATGAATATGCCAGGAAAAAGTCAACCACAGACACTGCAATTGGATGAAGAAAATATGTATCAAGCTTATGAAGTTGAACATACTGGAGATACTAGAGGCAATGATTGGTATACAACAGTTAATGCTTATAGTAGATATGGAAAAGATGTAGTTCCTGCAATGATGAAAGGAATTGGCTCTAATCCAAACAGTATATAAGAGGTGAAACAATGATTACATTACAAGAAATGATGAATGGTACACCTGCAAAAGATGAATTACTGCAACGTAATACATCTACGAAAATAAGAGTTGCTGTTCCTGGAATAATAAAAGAATTTAACTCATTAGAACAAACAGTTATAGTTCAACCGACAATAAGAGAGTTAGTAAATATTAATGGCCAACAGCAATGGCTTGATTTGCCGTTACTTTTAGATGTTCCTATAGTATTACCACGTGCTGGTGGATTTGTTATTACAATGCCTATAAAAAATGGTGATGAATGTCTTATTATTTTTGCAGATAGTTGTATTGATGCATGGTGGCAATCTGGAGGAACACAAAATCAAATTGAGATTAGAAGGCATGATTTATCTGACGCATTTGCTATATTAGGTTGTTGGAGTCAACCTAATGTTGTAGGTGAATATAACACTAATGCTATGCAGTTAAGAAATACAAGTGGAAGTTCTGCAATAACTATTTCAGATAGTGGAATAGATATAACATCATCTAGCATAACACTTAACGGAACAACTACAATTGAAGGTATTGGGTTTATGGGGCATAAACACAGTGGAGTACAATCTGGCGGAAGTATAACAGGAGGTGTAAGTGGGTGAAATATAGACGACTTGATATAAGTGGAGATTATACACTTGGTAGAAATCGTCAGAACTTTTTAACAGATGTAGACGCCGTAGCACAAGCAATAAAAACACGACTTCTTTTATTATATGGCGAATGGTGGGAAGATTTAACAGACGGATTGCCATTGTGGCAAAGAATGATAGGTAGTGTAGGCAGTGATGAGAATAAACAGGTGTTAGATTTAATTGTTAAAGAAAGAATAAATGGAACAACTAATGTAAATAGTGTAGTGAATTTTATATCAGAAATAAAAGATAGAAAATATACTTTTACTTGTTTAGTGGTTACTGATTATGGAAACCTTACAGTTAGTGTTTAAGGAGGGATAGAATAATGGCATATTTTGCACCATACATTGATGACGCTGGATTACATATCCCTACTTATCAAGATATTAAAGATGATTTAGTAACTGAAGCGAAAAAGATTTTTGGTGAGGACATATATCTTGAAAATGATAGTATGGATTATGAATATATATCTGCTATAGCTTTAAAAATGTATGATACTTTAAATAGTATTGTATATGTATATAATAGCCGTTCACCAGTTACTGCTATAGGTTCCGGATTGGATACAGTTGTTAAAATAAATGGTTTAAAACGAAAAGCTGCTAGTTATTCTACTTGTGTAGTAACTTTAACAGGAATACCTCAAACAGTTATTAAAAGTGGTGTAGTACAAGATATTTCGGGTAATAATTGGAATTTACCTAGTAATATAACTATTCCAGAAGAAGGAGAAATTGAAGTATCCGCTATATGTACAGTCTTAGGTTCAATATCTGCTTTAGTTGGAGATATAAATAAAATAGCTACTCCACAATTAGGTTGGATATCTGTTACTAATAAGGTTAATGCCGTTTTAGGTCAACCTGTAGAAACAGATGCACAATTAAGAGCAAGGCAAGCTGTAAGTACAGCATTACCAAGTCAAACTTTATTGGAAGGTACTATTGCGGGTATTGTATCTGTAGAGGGTGTAACACGTCAACGAGTATACGAAAATGATACTAATGACAATAGTGAAACTGAGGAAAACCCATATGGATTACCTGCACATAGTATAACTGCTGTAGTAGAAGGTGGATTAGATGCAGACATAGCAGAACAAATTTATATAAGAAAAGGTGTAGGGTGTTTGACAAATGGAACAACAGAAGTGCAAGTAATAAATAAGTACGATATTACTACACCAATAAGATTTTATCGACCTTCATATGTAGATGTTGATATAACTGTTAATATTAAAAAATATGCTGGTTATACAGATAATGTAGTAGATAATATCAAGAATAATATTTTAAATTACCTAAATTCACTTGGTATAGGAGATAATTTACCTACATCTTTACTTTGGAATAGTGCGTTAATAGCAAATCCGAATTTAACAAGTCCTATTTTTTCGATAACAAGTTTAACAGCAGGAAAACATAGTTCTAGTCAGGGAACAGCTGATATAGAAATAAATTTTAATGAAGTAATACAAGGAAATATTGATAATATAACAGTAAATGTCAGTTGAAGTAGGTGAATACATTGGAAAATATTTATTATTTAAATTTAATACCAAGTCAGTATCGCCTACAACCTAAATTTATGAAATGGCTTGAAGCTGGAATACAAAAGTTACAAGATAGTAATTCTACTGCCCAAGAAATTATATCTAATTTTGATCTAGATACAGCTACTGGTGTGCAATTAGATATAATAGGTAAATTAATAGGTCGCTCTAGGCAATTAGATTTTCAACCGCGTGCGGACGTATCTTCTGTACTAGATGATGATTATTATAGATTATTATTGAAAGCTAAAATTGTTTGGAATCAATGGAAAGGTACGCTTCCAGAATTATATACTGCTTGGCAAGAAATATTTCCAAATGGGAATCTTTTAATATTGGATAATCAAGATATGAGTATGGATGTAATTGTATCGGGAGATTTTTCTGTTTTAGAGAAGGATTTAATATATAACGGATTAGTTGTTCCAAAACCAGAAGGTGTGCGTATAAATTATATAATAATTGCACAAAATGCAGATGTACCTATATTTAGTTATGGTTATGATAATGAATTTTTGGGTGGTTATACTACTAATTGGATAAAAGAAGAAACAAGTTTAATTTTTGGTTATGGCGAAGAAACACAAGATATATCTGGATATGATACTGGTAGTTGGTTATAAAAGGAGTGTGAATTATGGCTAGTACTAATTTTTTAGTATTTGATGAAGGTAAACAAAATATGATGAGTGATGGGGATTATAGTGCTAATACCCAAAGAGCAAGAGGTGTAACACCTGGTATTGCTTATCCAAATCTACACAATAAACTTTATTATCAAGTATCTGTTATGGCAAAGGCTATTGCAGATTTTATGGTAGCACAAGGTGCAAATGCTAGTGATGAAGATGTTGAACAATTAACAGCTGATATATCAACTGCATTTACTAATTTTGTAGATAATAAAACAAAAGATGTGTATTTACCGTTATCTGGCGGAACTATGAAAGGTAATATAAATGCCAATGGGTATAATATTACTGCTACTAAATTTATAGGTAATCTTCAGGGTAAAGCTGATAGTGCAGCTAATGCTGATTTAGCAGCAAAAGCTACTACAGCAGAAAATGCTAATAATTCAAGTGTTGCTAATAAACTAGGAACTTCTACAGTGGGAAGTGCTACCAAGCCAGTATATATAAATAATGGTGTTGCAAGTGCTGTTAGTGTAGATTTATCTACACTAGCACCAAAAGCAAGCCCTGGATTAACAGGAACACCAACAGCTCCAACTGCTGCTGTGGATACGAATAATACACAAATTGCTACTTGTGGATTTGTTAGAAATGCTATAGCAAAGTACGCACCTATGTTAGATACAATGAAAAAAATATATCCAGTTGGAAGTATTTACATGTCTACTGTATCTACTAATCCAGCTACGTTATTTGGCTTTGGTACATGGGAAGCAATGCCAGCTGGTCGTGTATTATTAGCACAAGGTAAGAGCGATTGGGGTACAACTTATGAAGCAGGCTCTAGTGGTGGTGAAGCAACTCATCAACTCACTGTGGGGGAATTGCCGAGTCATGGGCATACAGCTTCCACAGATACTATTAATATTAATGGTGGTTTTAGATTAGACGGTACAGAAATCGGCGGTACTACTTCTGCAAGCGGAGTATTTTCTATTGGTTCCAGTTTTACACCTAGTAAAGGTCATGGTAACAGTGGAGGTGGTAGTAATGCTGGTAGAAATATTAATTTTAATTCCACTCATAGCCATAAAATAACAATAAATAATGTTGGAGAAGGACAATCACATAACAATATACAACCGTATTTAACCGTTTATATGTGGAAAAGAGTAAGTTAAGCTGTACGTTTCCAGATGTATACTGCAATATATGGTTGTAAATTATTATGAGCCTGATTAGAGCCAGTATTGTTAATTGTTACAGTATGACTGTGTGAAGCATTAATTAAAAATCCTGTTTTATTATGGTCATTATTTGTACCACCATAATCATTACCTCTATTTTTAGATATTATCCCGCTAACACTAACTTCATCATAATTTATACCTATGCTGTTCGCATTGCCTGTTAGATTAGCTGTATTTGTGCTGGCACTATGACCATGAGAGGGCAATTCCCCCACAGGTAAAATTTTAATAAAGGCTGTAAACATAATATTAAAAATAAATATTTCTCTAATTTTTACTAAAAAATAAATCCTATAACAGCATTAATATGCATAGTTATAGGATTTTTAAGTTTTAGAAATATGCTATTTTTAATGTTTTTATGAGTAACAATTAGTAACATAAATAAAGTCTAAATAAATCTTATATTTAAGGCTTAATGTAGTTTATACGTATCTTATTAGTATCACTTTATTTTGTTAATTGCTTTGCGGAGCTGTCTAATATCTTTATGCGTATAAACTCCATTTGTAACATCACTGCATGAATGACCTAATATTTTACGTTTAGCATTATAATTCACTTCTGCGTTATCCATAAGTGTTGCACAAGTATGACGACAATCATGAGGTGTATATTTTGCATTAATCGCTAACATTATCTTATCCCATAAAGTGCAATAAGTGCTGTAATTATAAGGTTTTTCATCATGTTGGCAAATAAGGTATTTACCAGGTATTTGCATACGTATTTGTATCAATGGAAAAATCTTTTCATGGATAGGAATAATTCTTAATCCAGACTTAGTTTTAGATTTTGTAATTTTAATGTATTTTTGTCTTAGATAAACATTATCTTTGGTTAACTCCAAAAGTTCTCCTATTCTCATGCCGGTATAAATTAGAATTAATATAGTATCGACACCTTCAATATTTAAATTAGACCATAACTTATTTATTTTTGACGTGTAAATGGTTTGTGTGGTCGTTTCTGTTTATTCTTGCCTAAATTTAAAAGCATAACATAATTTTTATCTACGTATTCCATCATTAAAGCGTATTTAAACATAAGTGATAAAGTAGAACGAATTTTCTTGCAAGTGCTGTAGGAAAGTCCTTTTCTTTTAACTGTATCTATAATGTCTTGTAAGTGATAATACTTAATTTTTTTTAATGGCATTTCATGTAAAGGTAGGCAATGTTTATAAGAATTATTATAGCTGTTTATAGTGCTTTTACTAGGTTGGTGTTTGTCTATATAAAAAGGTAACCATCTATAAAATAGCTCATCAAAGGTGGTTTCATGCCCATGAAGAATTTTATTATTTTTCTTATTATAATCGGCAGCATAAATTTCAGCTTCTGTTTGTGTGCAAAAATATTCTATAGCTTTTTGTTTACCATCTTGAGTAATAACAAAAACAAAAGGTCGCCTCCGATTACCGCTTAATTTTTTAATACTTCCATATCCATTAGGTTTTCTCAAAATAATCACTCCTAAAAATAAAATTTAGGAGAGTATATCACAGAAAGGAATAAATAAATGAGAGTTTTTCAAATTCAAAAAGGCGAGATCTTAATTATAAATGGTGATAAACAGTATTCTGATACTGTAGAAAACTTTAAATTAGATAGTAAATTATCGTTAAATAATTTAACTGAAGTAATTTATGATAATTATCAAGAATGTTGTGTAATTAATAAAGAATTCAAAGAATATCCCAACGCTAATTTTGATAATTATATAGATAATGTTGATACTTATATTAAAGCGAAAGAAAAAAGAGAATATGTGCCACCAGAAGAACCAACAGAAGAAGAAAAAGCTTTAGCGAAAATTAATGAAATTATGGCAGCTAATGATGAACAAATTGCTGATATCAAAGACGCTATGTTAGTAGCAGTACTTACAGATGATACCGAATTACAAGAGGAACTAAAACAAGAGTATGCGTCTGTTATAGAAGATACAAATAATAAACTAAAAGAGGTGAATGTAAATGACTAAAAGATGTAATATTTGTGCAAAAAAGCTTGATGAACAAGGCAAATGTACAAATGAAAAATGCCCCAACTGTTTAAAAGAAAAGTTAATATCAGGATTAGAATCTAGTAAGTAGGTGGTGATATGTATGAGCAAATTATAAATTTTGTTAGTTCTTTAATTCCTACTAAATTAGAAACGTATGTTGGAGGAGGTGTTGCCTTTGTGGGAGTTTTGTTGCAGCACTTTATAGGAGAGTGGAATAATCAGATAGAAGCTTTATTGATTTTAATGTTAATTGATTATTTTACAGGATTAAGTGCTGCTTATATAATGCCAAATGTATATTTAGATAGTAGAAAAGGCATAAAAGGTATTATAAAAAAATTTGTTATATGGGGATTAATTGCTTTAGCACATTGGTTCGATATTATTTTAGGACAAGATACTGTTAGAAGTGTCGCTGTCCTATTTTTTATTGGAAATGAAGGCTTAAGTATTTTAGAAAATGCTAGCAATTGTGGCTTACCAGTTCCCAAAAAACTAAAAGATACTTTGGCTCAATTCACAGAAATAAAAGCGAAAAAATAACGTATTCAAATTAAAAGGAGTATATTTTAATGGAAAGAGTTTACTTAAAAGATTTAGGGCTACAATATAATTATTCAGAATTAGAAAATAGAAATAAAACGGATATGATTGTTATTCATCATACAGGAAATCCAACAGATGATGATTTATCTGCTAAAGAAATTAATGCTAGTCATAAAGCTCAAGGTTGGACCTGTATAGGTTATCATTATGTAATTCGTAAAGATGGAACAATAGAAATTGGTCGACCACATTGGACAATAGGAGCACATGCCTATGGTGAAAATTCTCATACAATTGGTATTCATGTATGTGGAAATTTTGAAATTGGAGAGCCAACATCAAAACAAATTGAAAGTTTAGCTATGCTTATTGCTAATATTTGTACAGATTATGGATTGCCAATTGATACTACACATGTAGTAGGACATAGAGATTTAATGGCAACTGCTTGTCCTGGGTATAATTTTTATAAAATTTTACAGACGATTAGAGGTAAAGCAGTATTTTATCAACAGAAATGATATATATAATTAGGAGGGAATTTGCATAAAATGAAAAATTTGATAAAAACAGTATTAGGTATTTTTATAAAATCAAAGATTGAACAACGTAAACAAGAAATAAAAGATAAATTAGAAAAAGAAATCTCTATAACTACTAGTGAATGGGTAAAAGCTCGAAATACAGCTTATCTTGCTATTATAGATGGAGCAGATGATAAAGTATTAAATGAAATTGAAAAAGTTATAGATAAAATCTAACAAAAGAGTTATAATTAAATAACATTTTCTTTTATTGCTAAAAGCCCCTATTACCTAGATCTTTTCTAAAGTAATAGGGGCTTTTTGTTGTTATAGGGAAATACAACATTTGTTAAAGTTAAATCAAATATGAAGTGAATCGAATATTCAAATACAATTATTGTTAATATTAAATTTTATAAAATTAATTTTTATGGTTTTTATTATACTGCTAAAGAAGTTGATATACAAGGAGTTTAGTTATTTATTAACAGTAATAATAGATTTTGAGGTACCATTTTGGTACCATTTTTATTATGAAGTACCATAAATAGTAACAAAAATAAAAAAATATAAATAATAAGTGATAGAATAAATATAATAAAATAGTAATAGCAAAGGCATATTATTAATATGATATAAATTGATAATTATTTTATAATGTAGAAAGTTGTTATTATTATACTCACATTAGTCAAAAAGTCAACAATTATTTTTGACTTTTTGACTATTTTTTATACTTATTTTATAAGGCTTTATAGAGTTTTTGTTATTTTTAAAATATATGAGAGGTGCCATTATTTTATAAATTTTGTAGAAATATGATGTTTATTATAGATTATTTTTTATAGGAGTATCATTTTAGTAATGGAAGATTATAACATAGAAAATATCTATAAAAAATATTATAATTTAAATAAATATATTTTAGGAGAGTGGGATTATGGAAAATTTGAAAAAACTTGGTTTTGGCTGTATGCGATTACCTATGCTTGATGTGGAAAATAACAAGGTAGATATGGAACAATTTTGTAAAATGGTTGATACTTTTATGGCAAAGGGCTTTAAGTATTTTGATACTGCTTACATGTACCATAATTATCAAAGTGAGCTATTTGTAAAGGAAGCTTTAGTTAAAAGATATCCACGAGAAAGCTTTTTATTAGCTGATAAATTACCTACAATGCAGTTAAAATCCATAGAGGATAATAAACGTATTTTTGATGAACAATTAGAAAAATGCGGTGTGGATTATTTTGATTATTATTTATTGCATTGTTTAGACGTTGATAATTATGCAAAGGTCAAAGAATTTAAATCTATGGATTTTGTGCGTCAAATGAAAGCGGAAGGTAAGATTAAAAAATTAGGTTTTTCTTTTCATGATACAGCAGAATTTTTGGAAAAGATTTTACTTGAAATTGGTGAAGATATTGAATTTGTACAGTTACAGATAAATTATCTTGATTGGGAAAGCGATAGCGTGCAATCTCGCAAATGTTATGAAGTATGCCAAAAATATCATAAACCTGTAATTGTCATGGAACCTGTAAAAGGTGGTAAATTGGTAAATATTCCGCAGGCTGGTATAGATTTATTGAAAGCTCAAGATGAAAAAATGTCAGTGGCTTCATGGGCAATTCGTTTTGCTAGTAGCTTAGATGATGTATTTATGGTGCTTTCTGGTATGTCAACATGGGAACAATTAGAAGATAATTTGAGTTATATGGAAGATTTTAAACCGCTTACTAAAGAAGGAATTGAAACAACTTTTAAAGTGGCAAAAATCATCAATGATACAACAGCTATTGCTTGTACAGCTTGTAATTATTGTAAAGAAAATTGTCCAATGCAAATTCAAATACCAGAGGTTTTTGAGTTATATAATAATAAAAAACGTTTTGGCATGGCGTCTGGCAGTAAGAAGAAATATCAAGATATAATAAAAACTCATGCGAAAGCTTCTGATTGTATTGAATGTAGAAGTTGTGAAGGTCATTGTCCGCAACATTTGACAATTGTTGATTATCTAAAAACAGTTGCTAAAACTTTTGAAGATTAA